CAAAAAACGCCACCCGATCCAATAGAGACCCGTAAATAATTAATGTATAAAATATGTTTGTAATGTGTTTATAAATAATGTTATAATTAGTTATTATTATTTAATAGGCGTAAGCCAGGAGAACTTAATAATGAGTAAAGAAAAGAATAAAGCTAACGATAACAAAGTTAGCGACAAGCTAAACAAAGCCAACGATTTAAAAGCGTGGCAAGATGGAAGTTTAGTAAATGATAAGGCACTTAAAAGATTGTCTTTGAAAGAACTAAATGAACTTAATGACATGCTTTCAAGGGCAGGATATTAATATTAACCAGGGGGAGCAATCCCCCATTTTTAGATCTGGGATTCCAGATCAAGGAGAACTAAAAGATGATTAAATATTTTTGTGACAGTTGTGATCTGGAACTTGACATTGCAGGACAGTCAGAACTAATTGACAACGATAGATTAGATTGGGGTAAATTGAGAATGACAATTTACCCTGGTGCTTTATCCGTTGGGGAGTGGCCTTTTAGTATTGATAGCTTAGACTATTGTGAAAAATGTGCATTAAAGACATTTTCTGTGCTTCAAGAAGAAGACTTTAATCCTGAGATCTGGGAGTAAGCTATGAAATACTTATTTATTAACACCTGGAACGGATCTGGATATTCGGATAGCGACATTGAAATACATGATGAAGTTTCATGGCCTATTTGGTCTGAATATAAAGATTACGATGAGGTTGAGTTTTATTGGAATATAAAAGAGCAAACTAAGACAACTAGGTTTAGAAATAAAGAAGACTGGGGTTGTCATCATTACGAGCCATTAAAAAATGATGTGATTGCTGTTGCTCTTTTTCCAAATGTCAACGATTGGGAAATTATTACTGATCTGGAAACCTTGGAAAAATTTAAGGCCTTAGTTCGTAAAGGCATGATTGAAGAGGGAGACGGGGATGAAGATAATATTTTTGGTTATTGTTCTCATGCCGTCTATGAAGATGATTATGATTTAATTTTATGCGAGGTATAACTATGGATGAGAAAAGCTACAAGCAAGAACTTATGGATCGGGGAATCTCTGAAACAAGAGCCGAAGATCTGGCTAAAGCTGTTGATGATTTACACATGGCACTAGCCAAGTGTGATCTGGAAAACAGAAAGAAGTTTAATTTGTCTAGGTCAGTTGCTGATTTGGTCAATGACTTCGGAACTGTTGAATGGTTGGCTAGTGATTTTAAGTAGACAATCTATTACCGAAGTTGTATCATTCGGTCATCTATATATCTATAGATGTTAAGTTCTCCAAACTTAGATACACTAAAAGGAGCTCTTCGGAGTTCCTTTTTTTTATGCCTGGAGTTTATTGATTTGGGTTTTTTTTATCTACGAGAAGGAACGCACATTTCATATCGAACGCGATCGGTCGCAAAATCTTATAAGAACGCAGAAGGTCGCACATTTTTAGAACGCAACAGGTCGCAAGTTTGTATTAGAACGCAAAAGGTCGCACGTTTTGAATCTTGATTAACTCTCGTGCTTGTTTTGATCAAAAAAAAATGCGAAAGGTCGCAAAATCCGAACATTTTATGGTTCAAAAGTTTTAGGTGCTTGGGTGTTTGAGGGTGGTCAAGACAATAAAAGAATGTATAACGAGTGTTTGTTTTATCTGTGTTTATCATTAAAGTTTGTCTATTATTTGTTGAATAAGTGTATAAAAGTATAGTATAATTATCTTGTATCAAATTTAAAGGAGAACAAATATGAATACAAGAACATTAAAAGAAATACGAACTAACAATGAGTTAGAATTTAAACGAAATAAACAAAATGTTTATATGAGGTTAACAGGTAATAATAAATATTATTATGCTGATCAATGTCATAAATTTACAAATTACATTTTAAAAAATGGTTTTAATAATCATAAAGCAGAAAATATTAAAAGTGTATCCATAGTTAATTGCACACATTACGGAGCAAGTATTAACGCTAGGCTGTCAAGTGGTGGAGAAACACACATAAAAACATTTAATAACAAGCATGAAATGTTAGGTTTTATTTGTGGTTTTAATTTTAAGGGGGAAAAATGAATTGGACAGACTACTATAAAGATTTATCTATACCAAAAGAATGGGTAAATGTTTCTTATGGTAATGATGCATTACCTAGTTTTATAACAGAACAAAATGTTCACAAAGCATATCATGTATGGATTGATAGTTGGTGTGAAAAGGAAAGAGCATTAAATTCAAAAGATATATGGGGATATGAGGACAAACTTGCAGATAGATTTTCAGTATCTCTATGCTATGAATCACAAGAAAATGATTTATTCATGTCAAATAACTTTGATGAAGTTGTTGAATGGATTAATAAAAATCCTAAAACAAAAGAACAAATAAAACTAACCAAAAAATATATTTAAGGGGGAGAAATGAATATACATAAATTAAAACATGGTCAAAGAATACAATTTGCAGATAATTCTTATGGACAAATAACTAATTATGAAATTGATATATCTAATTTAAAGGGAACTATTAAAACAGATAGATACATAGATCACGATAAAGATTTTATAGCAGTCAAATTAGATAAACATTTCAAAGATTTAGAAGAATGGGATAACGAATTGCATTTTGATATTAGTAAAGAAACCATTAAAAATCCATACGAAATGAGGTTTGGAACATCTTTTGAATACTTACAAAAAGCAAAATTAATGAAGGGGGAGAAATGAACAACATAACAACAAGAAAAGCAACACCACAGGAACAAGCATATTTAGATAGGATTTATGGCCTTACAAAAAACCAAAAAAAACTTACCCAAGATTATGATATTTATTTTCTTCATAGTGGGGGTGGTTGTAGGCACTTTGCTTTTGATTTAAATATTGCTGATACAGAAGGAGATAATCTTTTTTGGTTTATAAATTCCATGTCAGACAAAAGACAATTACCAATAAAAAGAAATGAAAAATGTTCTTTCTATCTGTATTACGAACAATGTTCTGATTCAATCATAGATAAGATAGCAGAAATCCATAAACAAAATAATGAAGAAAAATATTTTGATCAAGGACATATATACATTTACGACACACTTAAAAATGGTGTGCCAAAAATGAAAGCACTAACTAAAAAACTAGAAACATTTATCAAGGGGGAAAAATGATAAAACTACACAAACCAAAAATAACCTATAGACAATTTGATTTATTCCAAAATTCTTGGATAGATCTATGGACTTCGGATAATGAAAAAAAAGTTATTGCGAGTATGCACCCAAAAATTTCTTCTAAATTAGAAAGAGTTGAAATCCTAGAAAATGGCAAAGAAGAAAGAACTTTAATATGGACTAATAATAAGGGGGAAAAATGAAAAACTTAAAAGGATTTCTTTCTAACATGAAAGGGTTAGAAAGATTTAATTGGTATGTGCTAAAGCCTATCGCTTTGGTACTTGTAATAATAACTTTAATTACTTTATAAGGAGGAATTTAAAATGGGTAATAGAGCAGTAATAACAATAAAAGAAAAGAACGCACCACAAGAAGATTGGCAGTCGCTATATCTTCATTGGAACGGAGGGCGAGATTCAGTAGAACCTTTGCTCCATGTAGCCAAATTGTATGGGGTTAGGTGTCAAGCTGATCCAAGCTACGCAATCGCAAGGCTATCGCAGATCATGGGAAATTATATCGGTGGAACGCTATCTCTTGGAGTAGGCACTTATAGTCAGCTTGATACTGATAACTTTGATAATGGGGTTTATGTTGTCCGAGATTGGGAGATAGTTGATAGAGAGTTTGATCCAGGATACGAACAACAAGAGTATGACTTCAAAGAAATGGTCGCAGAAATCAGAAGTAAGAATGATCAAGTCTTTGGTTATGAGGAGAAAGCAAATGGATAAGTCATACAGTTGGCAAGAAATAGCTAACATGCCCTTATGTTGCATGTGTTGTGGCAGTAGGAATGTAATTGCAGAAAAGAATTTATGTTTAGACTGTGGATCGGATGAAGGTTTATGGGCAGATGAACGCACGGAAACAGATAAGGAGAAAGAATAATGAGTGAGATAATAACTTGTAAAGAATTTAATCGTAGAGGTTTCAACGACTACAAAAAAGCCTGTAATGAGTGGAATCCTAGTAATGGGGGTTTTCCTTACATTGGTTTTTATATATTTGAGAAACCAAATGGAGAGCCACGAAACTATGGTTATGTATTAGCAACACAACATGGTGGAGAATGGTTTAAAACCAAAAAGGAAGCATATAGGAGAAAAGCAAATGATTGATATAAACATTAAGGATCTAAACGCATGGCTTGAAAAGTATGATAGCAACGCAGAAACAGATATCTTGCTTGATCTGATTAACAAAAAAATTAAGATTGAATACTTAGTAGATAGCATAATCTCATACGCACAACAAGACTATGAGAACGCAGACTCTTTTTACAAGGAGATGTGGTATAAAAAAGGCAAACCATATTGCCAAGAATGTAAAGGCCTACATGTTGCCACAACAGATCAAAACGGAATGCCAATAACAGACTTCGCAAATCGGAATGGCTACTGCTTTACTTGTGATGACTTCGCAAAAATATTGGGGGTGTCAGATGAGTAATGAAATAACTGTATGGGATGAAGCAGACAAATTTATTTATGGAACTTTCAAAAATAAATTAGAAATACATAATCATTTTAGAGAACAATTTAAAATGAATTGCACATATCAAGATGAAGAATTTGAAATTCATAATCCATTAGGCGATTTGAATGATGAAAATTATTTAGATAATGAAATAAATGAATATCTTTGCCAATTTGGATTACAGATTAAGGAGGTGGCAGAATGACAAAACCAAATAACCTGGAGTGGCGAATCAAACTAGC